GATAAAACTTTTTCGGATTCCATTGATGGTTCTAATTCCACTGATGGTTCTGATTCCACTGATGGTTCTGATTCCACTGATGGTTCTGATTCCACGGATGGTTCTAAAGGCAATGACTCTTTTATACTAGGTATCGGCGATAAAACTTTTTCGGATTCCACTGATGGTTCTGAAGGCAATGACTCTTTTATACTAGGTATCGGAGATAAAACTTGTGCGGATTCCACTGATGACTCGCTATTATCTGAACTTAGACCACTAGGAATAGTTACACCATTATAAGTGTTTTTTTCAGATTTTTCAGAAGATATTGAAGGACTACTGCTGTCATCTAGTTCACCTCCGGTATATTTATCCTTATCTTCCTCATCTTCTTCTTCGTCTTCATCGTCAAAAAACAAACTCAACGCACCTTTTGGTTTTTCAGCTTGTATTGTTGTATATTTTTTATACTCAACATATTCATCCTCCGGTTCTAAAGAAGGAACTTCTCTTTTTGATGCGGATGACTCATCAGAAGAAATAATATCTGGAACATGAATTTCTTCTTTTTCACCACTAGAACATAATCTATTAATTTCTTGTGTTGGATATGTTGTACTATTTTTATCCTGTGTGATACGAACAATACTATCTAAATAAACAGGAATTGTAGCTAAATAGTTAATGTCATTAATATTTTCTACAGAAATTGTAATAATGCCAGTATTTTTTTCTAATAATATAGTAGTTTTAAAACCTGGATTATTTTTTATTTTAATATCAGATTTTCTTACACCTCTTTCCAGTTGAATCTCATTTGCGACCTTTCTTACTAAATCCTCCGCCTGTTTGCGGTCTAAATCATCGGGAAAATTTTCTAATAAAGCGTCAATAATTTCATGACCTCTATATTTCTGGGAGCTTTTTTCTAAAATAAATGCCTCTTGGCTGGTGACTTTGCTAAAATTTGATACACGTTTAAAACGTAAATTAATTTCCTCCGAGTTTTTGATAGATTCATTGATAAAAATACTTGAAATACATCCTGTGTAATTTTCTAGTTTTAACGGTTTCAAAATTTCAATTGTAGACTCATAAGTAAGCTGTTTAATTTCAACATTTGAATCATTTAAATTGTTAAAAAGGTTTAATTTATAACCACTTTGTTCTAATATTTTTTTAATCTCAATTATAATTGGATTAATTGAATCTCTAAAAAGTTTTGAAACAATTGTTTCGTTTATCGCTTTGTCAAACTCAGAAGTTACGGTAACATAGCCGGTTTCATCAAATTCACAAATTAACGATTGTGTATTATATTCTGGATGATTATTTTCAATATAAACAGAAACAGATTTAGTTCTGGCAATATTTTTCATTAACTTAAAAATAACAGCTTTTTTAAGAACTGGTATTTTTCTTCCATCTGTTGCGATTTTATCGGCTGTGTAAAGTCTATAAACGTTCTCTTGTCTCGTTGAAGGGTTATATTTAATAAGTGGGTTATTTTCAGTAGCATGGATAATTTTGAATATAACTTCTAATGGTATTTTAATGTCAAACTCTGGTCTAATAACTGCCTTAATAAATTTTATACCTTTATTCACATATTTCAACTCTGATTTTCGTAATTTATAAACATCATAGAACATATCAATTGTTTTGAATGATTCTGATGTTTTTTCGTTAATAACCTTTTTATTATTTTCAATTAATTTCTCTTGCGAGCTTTCTAGGTCCTCCAAACTATCTATATTTTTGTTATAAAGAAAAGGAAAATATATTTTCACAGTTGTTTCAGAAGAGACGTCTTTATCTGCCGCAAATTTTAGAACATCTCTCGCTAGACATAAATAAATATTATTATTTACAATTTCACCACTACTTAAAAGCAAATGACTATTTAACGTAGACAACGATTTGCGTGCGTTTTTTTCAAAAAATGAATCATATTTTGTCACATTATACGGGTTACAAACAAATGGATATTCGTTTTCAACTATAAAAAATTTCTCTCCTAATACTTTATCCACTGTAAACATTTTATTTTCTAATTTCATTTCTAAAATGTCATCAAAAGTGTAGATATCTTTTACTGGCGGCGATTGAAATATTGTGTTATCTTCAGTCACTATATTTGATAAAAACTGATCGAGTCTAACCTTGGTCAATTCGAGTTTTTTATTTTGTGTTAAAGATTTATAAAGTTGAACTGAATTAATAGTTTCTTGTTTTTGACAAAACAAATATATTTCATCTAATGATGTTCGTTTTTGAATTTCTTTAAGTATTTTAATTTTAATTGTACCGATAGTATCGTCATAATGTATTTGTTGGTCGGAAAACTGGATACTAATCTTTTCTGAATGTATTTTATCGATTTCGCTATCAGTAAATATTTTCTTAAATAATTCCTCTTGATTTTCAGTTTTAACATTTTTACCATAAAAAATGAATATTGTATTTATAGAGTCCTCAACTAAATAATTTACTTTGTAAATAGGGTTATAATCTAAAGTAACGTCTTTAATGGAATCAAATTTATTTATAGTTTTTATTGAAGATATTGACTTTGACATATATATAAAGTTAGTATTATTTTTAATTTAATAATTTACAAACATATTAAATTAAATACTAAGTTAAATAATTACACATTTTTAATTTAACACGCCTATTTTATACATCTTCAAAATCATAAACTGCTTTCATCATTTCAACTAATTCTTTTATACTATTTTTTAAATCTTTAATTTCATTTTTCATTTCTTTTACATCATTTTGTAATTCTATATAATCGCTTTTATTAATACTAATTAATATATTATCAATTTGTGTTGGTTTTATTTTTTTTTCTGGTTTATCTACTATGTCATTTTTCTTTTTATCTTTATTATTAAATACAATTTCTTTATATAAATCACTATTTTTATAGGCTGTATATCCTCTTGCTGATATTCGGTTCGCAATATAATTATGTTTAATTAACCTGCTAATTATTCCACCAGGTGCTCTATTATGTATTTTTGATATTTCTATAATATCAAGCATATCTTCATTATATGATTTATTTAATTGTGTATCTTCTTCTTTTGACCAAGGTTCACCAGCATTTTTAAATATAATTTCCATTTCCATTATGTTTATTTATTGAAAATAATTTTAAACTATTTCAATTTTATTATTATAAAATAATGGGCATTTCAAATTATAAAAGGTGTAAAATATGTATTATACTAAATCGTAATATGGGTTATCATTTATATCCATTCCGCAATATTTTGTAGGGTTTTTCTTATAGTCAATAGGATCATAAATTCCGGCCGCTTTTGCATTTTCCAATAAAAACTTGAAGTTTATCCAAAAATCTTGTTTGTGTCCGATTGATGTTGTCATTATATGTGATAATTCATGTAAAGCTACAAATGTCAGAGTATTTAAATCTATCAATTTATTTCCTTCTTTGGTAGTGTTTAAACAAAATGCGAGCTTTTCACCTTTATTTTCACTATATGCGGTTAATTCGCTCGTTGGTAGTGTTTCACTTACCTTTTTAGGATTGAAACCTTCAACAAGTCTGATTGTGCGAGGGTCTTCAGGATGTGTTTTTTTCATATACGCAACCATATCTTTCATATTTTGTGTAACGGTTGCTAGTAAGTTTGCGGCTAGTTCTAACTTTTCTCTTTCTCTCACGCAATATCTATTGCCATCTTTAGACGCGATTATACATTTAAGATTAAATGCGTCTGAATCATAATATATTCTTAAACAAAAGAGCAAAATAACTGCTACGAATATATAAAAAAATATGCTATGCTTTTCCATATATATCTATTGTTATAAAATCTAACACAAATAAATTGTTTTGTGAAATAAAATTGAGTTAAATATAATAGCTGTATCATATTTAACTTAAATGTTTTCGGAACATCCTAAAGCACAATTTTGGAGCAGTATAAATTTGATAAAGCCGAATGAAGTAGCATTAAATTCACATAAAAAATGCTGGTTTGATTGTGAATGCGGTCATACTTTTGAAAGCTCTTTATTGAATATTAATCAAGCGAATAACTGGTGTCCTTATTGTTGTAATCCTCCTAAAAAATTGTGTGATAATGAATGTATAAGTTGTCATAATAAATCATTCGCGTCACATGAAAAATCAGCTTATTGGTCTTCTGAAAATCAACTTACATCAAGACAAGTTTTTAAGGGTGCTGATAGAAAAAAATTTATATTTAATTGTGTATGTGGACATAAATTAGAAATGATTGTAAAAACTATTTCTTTTCAAGGACATTGGTGTTCGTATTGTTCTCATCAAAAATTATGTGAAAATCCGGATTGTATAATGTGCAAGAATAATTCATTTGCTTCTGTAGAGAGAAGTCAATATTTACATGATAAAAGTATTAACCCAAGAACTTTATTTAAAAGTACTAATAAAATATTTGAATTTGATTGTAACATTTGTAATAAAATATTTAAGTCTCAATTATCGGATGTAACAAAGGGTGCGTGGTGTTCATTCTGTGTGAATAAAACTGAATTAATATTATTTAATAAATTAATTTGTATTTATCCTTCTTTAAAGAGACAATATAAAGTTGATTGGTGTAAAAATAAAAAACATCTTCCTTTTGATTTTGTAATTGAAGAGAGAAAAATAATCGTGGAATTGGATGGAAAACAACATTTCGAACAAATTGGAAGTTGGCAATCTCCTGAAAAGAATAGAGAAATAGATATTTATAAAATGAAATGTTCTAATGAAAATAGTTTTAGTATTATTCGAATTTTACAAAAAGATGTTTATTATAACAAATATGATTGGTTAAGTGAATTGTGTAAAAATATTGAAAAAATTACAAATGAAAAGACAGTTCAAAATATTTATATGTGTAAAAACAATGAATATAAAGATTTTGATATTAATTAATCGACGAGACCATAAATTATTTTTTTTATAAAAATTTATTGAGGACCAGACCCAAGATTTAAAGGAACTCGCATGAAGTCGGGCTCAATTGTGCTTGTGTTCCATGGTCCAACGTTTAATTGGGGGTTCGGGGGCTCAGAGCGGATTTGGAGGTTAGCATTTCTCAATGTTTGTCCGATGGTATCGATACCAATGTGGTAACCAGCCTTGAGCAAGTTAATGTTTCCAAGTTCGCCCTTACCAGAAGGGTTTAGTTGGGCCCATTGAGAGTTGCTATCCTTAGGTAAGAGTTCAGCAGGGTTTTGGACGTTGGCAGCAGAGCACGAGGAAGGAATGCCGGGCATACTGGTTTGAACACCTGTAGCAGATGCGAAAACCTCATTACCATTAGGGTCAGAAGGGCGAACACCAGCAGACGCGCGCGAATTAGTATTTTTGTATTGTTGTTGCATCATCTGGTTAGATTCGGAACCAGGCATTCCTTTATTTGACAAGTAGCCGGCAAAAATACTAACGCCATATGCGACAATTAATAAAACTAGGATAGCTCCAATTCCATAGTCATTCCATAGCTTCTTTAAAGAGACGGTCATTATATAAAATTAATGATAAAATAATTTTAAGAATACATATTAATTAGATTCATTTTAAAAATGAAGTAAGTCATTCGGAAAACTTTTTACTAAAACTATTCTAAAGATTTGATATCAGCCTAAATTTAAAGACCCTCCAATTCACTTTCGGAAACTTCATCTATTTCTGCGTCAAAATCACTGTCACTATCATCCAAATTCTCTAAAATATATGTCTTCTTAATATTCTTTGCTTCTAAATAGGCAACGATAGCAGCCTTTTTTGCGAGTTTCGCTTTACTTCTGGCTTCTTTATATAATTCGAAATAGACCTGGTTTGGTTTTTTAAGTTGTAATGTTTCTAAATTATTTTCTAAACTTAAATCTATATTCACTTCTTTTAAGACTAAATTGTCCTCATTATTTTCTGGTTCTAAATTTTCGATATCTAGTTCTAAAGAATCATCTCCAGTTAATGTATTTTCAGTTATAATTTCACTTTTTTGAATTGGCTCACTATCATTTGTTATAGTAATATCTTGAACGATATCATCTAATTGAACTTCTACATTATCGTCTAAACTATCTAAACTATCTAAATGTTTTGAATTGTCTTCGATAGTTTCATTATTTATAAGTTTATCACCAATTAATTCACAACTTTTGTCTAAACTATCTATATTTATATCATTTGGGGTGATTGTCTGGTATTGTAATGTATCCGGTTGTTTACTAACACCACCTTTTTTATTTTTGATAAGACAATTATTAAAAATTGGTTCGTTATCTAACATCATTACCTGCTTTAACTCTATTTCAATTTGAAAGTTTCTAGACGTAAACTTTATTCCTTGTATTTCTAAAATAGAAATAATGTTTGTTTCTGCGGTTATATCATTTATTGACATTGTAACTTCATTTTCATTATATATTTTAACAGCAGGTTCGTCAGAACGATTATTCTTAATATTTGTTCTAACCAAATAATATTTTCCCGACTTGTAAACACGAATAATAGAATTAAAAGCTGACTCAATATCGTTTTCCTCTAAACCATTTTGAAACCAACTTTCTCTTTTCTCATATATTAATTTTTTACACGTATTTTCTAAATTTTCAAACCACGTAATTAATACATCAGAGTTTTTATCAAACATTAAATCACAATAGTATTTTTTTCCTGTTTTTACAAACCCTTGTCTAGTTACACTTTTCGAGGTTTGAATATATAAAGGCTTATTGTTATTCTCAATTTTCGTAAAATATGCGCCTCCTTGAATACCTGTTGGATGTGCTAAACTTAATCCTGAAAAATCAAAAACCTCATTCGGTTCAATAATATTGTTTTCCATTATTATTGAAAATATAGAAAAATTAAAAACTACTAACACGCACAATCTCTAAATTATTTTTATATGTAATAGTTATGAAAGATTCCCTAGTTCAACAATGCTTAGATATTTTAAAAAGAGACGACGTCAAAAATGAATTCAAGATTATGCTAAAACCATTAATTGACTTCATATTATATGAAATAAATCCGTATATTTATATTACAGTAACACTTGTGTTTTTAATTTTTGTTATGATTTTAGCAATACTTATAATTCTAATATTATTGTTGCGTAATAAACAATTCATTTCTAAATTTTTTTAATTATATAATGTATAATGTCAGGAAAACAAAAATCTAGACGTGGTGGATTTTTAGGCAGTTTAATTAATCAAGCGATCGTTCCATTTAGCATTTTAGGAATGCAACAAACTTACAGACGCAAAAGGCGCGTAGGAACTCGTAAACACGGAGGCAGACGCGGACGTAAATCCAATAGCACTCGCAGACGTTAAATATATTTTGTTAAAATATTAACTAAATATATTTTTTATTCTCAGTAATCTATATAAATGGCACGTAAAAGTTACAGAAGACATAGTCGCAGACATACTAGAGGTGGTTCCGCACCCGACCCATCTTCATACAGCTCAGGCTCAAGTTATGGTATGGCTGTAAATGGCCCAGTTGATTTACAAATGAAAAATTCTTTAACTACCAGTGGCTCTAATGGACAATCTCCTGCTACAACAAGTGTAGGTGTTCAGGGTCAAAATGTGGGCATCCCTGCAAACCAGCTCATGAAGGGTGGACGAAGAGGAAAAATTAGTCGTAAACGACGCGGAGGATTATTGGGGCCTATGATTAACCAAGCAGTTGTTCCATTAAGCATTTTAGGAATGCAACAGACATATGGTAGAAAGAAACGGGGTGGAAGAAAAAATACTCGTAAACGACGTGGAGGATTATGGGGTCATGTAGTTAACCAAGCAGTTGTTCCATTAAGTATTTTAGGAATGCAACAGACGTATGGCAGAAAGAAACGGGCGTAGTCATCGTAGTCGTTAATTTTGGCGGGTTTTATTAATTTTTATAATATATATACTATTTTATAGAAATTAATGAGTTTTGAAAATCAAATCGCTCAATGGGTATCAATTGATAATCAATTAAAAATTGCGAACGAACAAATAAAAACGTTACGTGATAAACGTAACACATTGTCTGAAAATATAACACAATATGCCGCTAACAATAATCTTTCAAACGCAACAGTACAAATTAGTGATGGACGGCTTAAGTTCGCAAACACACGAGTAGCTGAACCATTAACATTTAAATATTTAGAAAAGACTTTAGGCGAGGTTATTAAAAACGAGTCTCAAGTTAGCCTTATTATGAAGCATTTAAAAGAAAGACGAAATATTAAAACTATTCAAGAAATTAAGCGCTTTTCTAATAATTAATTATTATATAACTATTTTATATGAGCTATATTGGACCAGAAGAATTAATTTATACAAATAATTCACAAGAAGGTATTCATAGTGGAGGATTTAGTGTAAAATCTATAATGATGAAAGGAGGGATGTCTCCTATAATGACACTTAATACAAGCGAGGTCAAACAGCATGGTGGCTCTCCACAAGTTTCAGATTTATTTAATGATTTAGTTGTACCAAGTTGGGTGCTTTCTTATAATCAATATGGAGGAGAAACGGACAAAAATCGTAAAAATGAAGGTGACAGCGAGAGCGACGATGATATTATTGATGATGACTTACATGATAAATTATTAGACCTTGTTAGGCATCACGACACACAAAATAAAAAAAATAAAGTAACTAAAAATAAAAATAAGGTATCTAAACCTAAAAAGGGAGGAAACACAAAAAAACTACGAGGATAATTTATATAATATAATATACTTGTATTATTATATAAATGATTTATAGATTAGTTGAACATTACAATGATGCCATAGAAGAGGACTCGCTAATAGGAGAATGTTTTGTTTGTTATGAATTTAAAATTGAAAATGAAGAAGTACCTATTAATTTAAAAGACCAATGTTATTATTTGAAGATATGCTCTTGTAATGGGTGGATACATGCTACTTGTTTAAATACATGGTGTTTAAAAACAAATAACTGTCCTATGTGTAGAACACCTACGACAAAAATTAATAAATTAGTAGCTATCATTCTAAATAATAATTGGTTTCTTACAACAATTTACGTAATTTTTATTCGATATATGGTTAGAATATTAAGATTTATATTTGTTACATTTACCATTTTTTATTTTATTGAAACAATCCGTTTTGTTAATAACACATACAACACATACAACACATATAATACACAATATTATTATATTGCGGAGCCTAGTAATTTGTGTTATGATGAATACACTGACACGTGTACTAGTGTTATATTGAACGATTATTTATTTACAATGACCCCCACGTGTCATAATTAAATGGAGAAACTAAAATATTATTGACATGATTTTTCCAAAAGTCAACTTGTTTTTGAAAGGCAACATCCTCTGCTGTAACAGGATAAGGAGTAGCATTTTTCATTAATTCTTCTTCATCACTTGTTATTTTTGGTTTATTACCATAGCAATTTACACCGAATTTAATTTTGGGATTCGCCATATAACCACCATTTACTCCTGGTCTTCCGCAGTCGTGTTCATGACCCGGAATGTTTTGTAAATTATCAAAAGTTTTTTGTTGTGTCGGAAATAAGGCCATTTGGCCGTCAGACCAACCATAATTACACCACTCACCACCATTTTTATAGGAATCTTCTATTTGTTTATATGTTGCTAAATTAGCTCCATACGCCTGACACAATGCTTTCGCATTACTATAACTATAATAATTTCCTGGAATATTGAATACTTGTTTTTTAAATCTAATTTCAGGAACCGAAGAAGGCTGGTAAGCAGATTGGTCTACTACAATATCAATCTTGGGTTCATTAGAAAATATATCTCTAATATATGCTGTTACATTTATACTAAAAAAATATTGAAGGGCATTTACTATTATTAAAACGACTAAAATAGCTACAATTATTATACCCATAATATTCCCTCCGGTTCCATCGCTTGAATTACTACTGTTCGTATTTCCTAAAGAAGATGAGAATACGAAAAACGCTATAATTATTAGTATTACAATTATAAAAACTGTTGGGTTCAGTATAAAATTATTTAAATTGTTATAATAATTAACAGGATCCGTTGTTGTTGTAGTATTTACTTCCATATATATATTAATGACTTGTTTTTTTTTCGTTAATATAAAATTATGTTATTTAACACTTCTTTCTATAAAATAAACAGTATGCTTTTGTCGAAACAAGTGACTCTATTAGTCCTACTTCAGATACACTAGTATCATTAAAATGATACCATTTCCCATTTGAGTTTTTTACATAAGATGTATAGTGGCCACCTAAAACATTTCCACTATGATTACATATACCATATAACTCATACTTAAAACTATTTTTTTTGTATCCTATTACATATTCTGACAAATCTAAGTCATCTAAAGGAAATGAAATGAGTATCTGATTTTTTTGGTTTCTAGCGTTAAATCTTTTAAAATCAATTACTAGTATGGTTGGAAAAGACCAAAATAAAATTTTTTTTCTGATATTTTCTTTAACTTTTGTTTCTTCATTATACCAAGCATTTTCATTCTCAAGTGTTTCGCCTGTAACATATAGATCAAGACAATCTATTAGTGACGGACTTTTATTATTAGACGGAATAGGTAGGTCAATCATGAAAAACGGTTCGGGTATAGTTTTCAATACCTTCCCATTTTCAAGTGAAGATATTTCAGACACATGTACCCCATAAAATAAATTCCATATTTCAGAATATTCTTTTGAATACATATTTTTAACCATTTCATAACACTGTATAGCTATTTTATCTGTTTCGTTTTCTGGAGACCCTGAAATAGTCATTTTAATTTCTCTCGAAAGTGAAGTATGAAAACAATCTATCAAAAACAAAAGAAACTCCGGCAAATCGTTTTGCGAATTACCTGTAAATATGTCTAACCCTTTAATCTGCGCTATTTTTTGAATCGTTTTTATAAATTTTCCTGGAGATACTATACAATTTGCGTTCCATAGCAATTTTCTTAGATTATCCCATTCAAGTAAAAGAGCGGAATCATATTTATTTTTTAGTTTTTTTTTATATGAGTCTAAATTTAAAAAATCGTTTAGTTCATATGTATGAGATAATATTTGAACACAGGAATTAATAAAACAAGTATTACCAAGGTTTGCCAAGCCACTAAGGCCATTATCTTTATATTTTTCAAAAGTCATTTACTATTTATCCTTAGTATAATACATTTAAACAGATTTAGTAATATATTAATTATATGAGCGTCCCTCTTTTAAACGATGCACCTATAGACCAACATATGTTGATTAATCTTCTTAATGTTATGTATAATGAGAATACGAGACAAATTCAGCAATTAAATGAAGCTAATGCTGAAATTAGAAATGTTATTACAACTATACTTTATTCCCGAGTAAACAATGATAATAACAATATACATAGTCCATATAGAAACTCTCATACCGGTAACAATAGAAACGCTAACACTTATCACACCAATAGAAATAGAAATAGAAATACGCACAATAATAACAATAGAAATTCTACTCCTGTTCCTGTTCCTGTTCCTGTTCCTGATTATACTGCCAATAATTCGACTGTAAATAATTCAAATAGACGGATATATATCGATAATATACCATATATAATAGAAAACATTCAGCGATATAACATACCTAGTCGTGTTGTAGGTTCACATACTAGTTCAAGATCAAGTACATCACAACCACGAACCAGTAACCTGGCGTCAACTATTGGCAATTTTCTTGACCCTATTGTAATTTATCCAACTCAAACCCAAATTGAGTTAGCAACTAGAAATGTAAGATATTGTGATATTGTAACACCGCTTAACTTATCTTGTCCTATTTCTCTTGAAACTTTTAATGACAATGATATGGTTACTGTAATCAGATTTTGTGGACATATTTTTAGTACAGCTTCATTAAATACATGGTTTACAACTAACTGTAGATGTCCTGTTTGTCGTTATGATATTAGAAATTATAATTCAAACAATTCACTAAGTAATAGACAAACTCTAACAAGTTCAGTTGAAAATAATATTGACTCCGTTATCGATACAACCCCTCGCGCGATTAATAATGAACCCATGATTGGTGTTAATTCAGCAATAAATAGCTATTTGTATGGATTTATTAATGATGATCAAGATGTCTCTGGAAATAGCAATGTATCAGACGCTGAAGCTATTTTAAATTTAATAACAGCAATTCAAAGAACCATTTAATAATATGTGGGTTTTAATGGGTGCTTGGATATGTTCCACATTACTCATTATTAATAGTGATACACCACACGAATAGGTCATAAATATATTTTACTGTAAATGATATAAAGGCTCGTCGTATATTATATTACATTATAAGATGACACTTACATCACGACATGGTAATAAATGGACTACAAATGAAATTTTGTCTCTCCAAAGAGAGTATGAACTATTGGAACTGAGTATCCCAGAAATTGCTAATAGACACAAAAGAAGTGTTATGAGTATTTTGTGTAAACTTGATTGCGAAGGATTTATTGAGAAGGATGAAGTAAATAATCAGATGATTGGTATTCCTGTTGTAGGCGATATTAACGTTTGCGCGGAAGAGGGTTGCGATGATGATGTTGTTAGTGAGGTTGATAAGCTAACAGAGCGTGTTTGGAATCTTGAAACTTCTGTCTCTGATATCAGAGGAATGGTGAAGAGCATGTTTGATACACTTGTCGTTCAGCAAAAGCAAACCAAGCGTGATCCGTTGAGAAAGTATGCTCGTTAATATATAAGGTATAAAATAAAAAATTGTTATATTTATAATTTTTTATTTGGTTTAAAATTAAAATACTTAATTTACTTTGAAGTTGTTACAGGTGTAAAGAACTTTGTTACACACTGGACGCCTTGTTTCTCGTTATTTGTTACTCTTAAATAATCGTCAAATAATAACGCTTTAACTTCTTTATTTCTTAGTTGTTCTAACTTGTCCTCAAACTTTTCTTGGTCTACATTCTTACGCAACAACTCAACTTCTTTTTTGAATTTTGCGATTTTTGGTCTCTTATTTTGCATTTCCCATATTTTTTCAAGAACCAACGCAAATAATTGCTGGACTGGTTTCATAATTTGATTTGTAATATAAAACGAATAATCAATTTTTAGTCCATTCTCTTTAATAAAAGTAGGAGTTTCTATTTTTTCACCCTGTAATGCCTTCTTATTAGTTGTATTAATATAGACAAATGGGATTCTATCACCAGAACTTGGTTTATTTCCAGGGTCTCTTGCCGTGATTCTATCTGATAAAACTTTGTGAGCGATTGACTTTGGGTTTTTATACCCTGACCTCAGCGATTTTGTAATAATCAGTTTATCAATTGGATATTTCTCATCAACAATATTTTGTAAACAAGATTTTAAGAAGTCTACTGCTTCTTTTATGTTTTGTTGTTTCATCAAAATATCAATAATACCACCATATATATCTTTTACGATTGGAGCATTGTCTCGTCTCTTCAAGACAATTCCCATCTCCTTTCTTTTGCCCTTATTCGGGTCTGTTTCGTAAAGCATACCAACATATCTTTTCTTTGATAATAAACAAAAGGGCATAAATGTCTTTTCATATTCTAAATCATGAGGACATTTTAGGAAACTAGACGCTAAATGTCCTGCTTCTTGTGCTATTTCGATTGTTATTTCTAGAGCATCTTTTCCTCTAATTGGTTTACCATCTAATGTTTCCAAGTTAAATGTGAAGAATACTGAGTCCGTATTATGAACTATCATATCTCCAACTCCTGCTGCGAAATGATGGTTTTCTGTAGTTAAATCATATACATATCCTTCATATTGTATTTCTTCAAATTTTTTGATTTTATTTGGATTTTTTCTTTGTTTACCCTTTGTCATTGTAACTCTATAAACATTTGGTTTATCGCTTCTAGTATTTAAAGATGTTAAGTACCCCAGACTTGAACCTAATAAACTAATATGTGCCGCACTGATTTGATTTTTTTGGTCGAATCTAGTGTAACCATTTACATCTTTATCTCCATCGGCATCGTATAGACCTTCAAAGAATGCTTGTCTAACACTAAAACTACTATTTAATATTTTTTCGGGTATTATTTTTGCTTTTTCATAATATAATTCATTTCTATATATTTTAACAAATTTACTTATTGATGCGTATGTACCACATCTGGGTGAAATTTTATATACTCCGGAACTTTCTAATGTTGGCATTACAACCCAGTCTAAATCGGTATACACTTTTTTACATAATTCTAAATATTTATTTATAATTTCAGTTGAAGAATTATTTAATGCCCACGAAGATTTTTTTCCAGAAGGACAGTTGTATTCACCGCAACTACCATCTCCGAAGAAGAACCCCATTATTCTAGCTTCATCTTCTGTAATATATTTCTTTTCGGGTTCATTTAATAATAATTTATTATGTAATAATTCAGTTCCAAGTTGAATGTCTTTTGGAGATATTTCTTCGCCATTGTTTAAAATCAGCGAATGATCGTCTGTAACATCAACAAGACCTGTATGTGTTAAAACCCGCATCATTTTTTTATGCGATGCCAACATATGTCTTATGACTCGACTTAATTTAGTCCATCCTTTTTCAGTCCACGTTTCAACATTTTTCAACTCGCAAACCTCTTTTTCTTGTTTTCCTTGTTCCAAACATTTTATCCAATTGTTATCTCCATATTTTTCGGCTAAATGTTCTATTGTTACAACGTCAACTTTTCCATTTATTTTCACATAAATAGGAGTATAACTAGCTACACTATCTCCGTAAATATATTCTGCCTTTGATAAAACGGGACCATGACGCTCTGTGTTACAAATTTTATTTCCATAACAGTCTTCTATTATTTTTTTTGCGTATGTTAAAAGCATTCTACCCGTCGCAGTAGTACACGCCGCGATATCTTTCTCATAAAACGTGCTTGTTTTAGCACCACATTGTCCGTACAGCGAATTTGCTGTTAATTTATAACCTATTTGACGCTGGTCCAAAACTTGTTTCATAAATTCATCCTTCTCATTAGGAATCATTTTACGTGTCGTTTTTCTTGCGACCAGCAATTCCTCTAAAATAGATGGCATAATTGCTTTTTTACCATCTGGGAATTGTGCGAACCTACAAATCTTGTGTCCTGCTCTAACCTTTTCCGCAGCGGAAGCCGGCGTCTTTCTAACATATATATAGGTATCATACGTACAATTTACATACTCGTAACCTTCTAAATTATCATAAATATAATTTCCATTTTTATCTTTTTCTCCATAATCCTCGATTAGGTTGCCAGCTAAGTCATACTCACGAGTCCAGACTTTACTATCATGCGACAGATTTTCGCTAATCATTGAACTAGGATATAGTGATGCATAATCTACACATGCTACAGGATTATCTAGATATAAATCGCATTTTGGTTCTAATACGATCGCACCTTCATACCCTTCATCTAGGCTTCCCTTTTCTATTACAGGCATTAATGTTCGTTTTTCACGACATTTTTTTGCTATGTAACTTGTTAATTTAATTCCTTGACCTCTCATAACCAAGAAATTTATAGGCACACTACAAATTTTTGCCATTTCAATAAATCCTGTCAATACGTCTGATTTATTAAACAAATAATGAACCAAGTTACAATCTTGAATACAGTATTTCGCAATTACTGCTCTATCATCCGCAGTTCCATTTGTCATTCTGAATATATCTTTTGGTGTAACATCATCCTTTGCCAAACACCATCTGACTTTTTTACTTAAATCCGGAGACACATTGCCTTCTATTTTAAACTTACCATCCATTTTATCCACATACGTCACCAAAAACTTCGCGCCATCCATGTAATAATCCACGGAATGACCTATTTCTTCGAAATGAACGTAACTACCCACAAGTAATCCTGTCATATTTCCAGTTTTAATTTCGGTTTCATTTGAAACAATATCCAATTTTTTAATAAAGTCCCCAATAAAATTACCAGCAACATAATCCAGCTTATAACTTGTCAAATTTGCTTCACGGCGATAAAAGTTATACAAATCCACTTGTAAACGTCCATTCATTTTAATAAATCGCAAATCGTGTTGTCCACTTGCTATTTGAATTGTGCTTTCTTCAATTTTATATCTGCCAGTCTCCTTATCTTTTGTACCGCAAATTTCGTCAATATTTCTTGACAATTTTAAGAACTCGTCCGCACAGTTATTTTCTTCTGAACGTCTAAACATAAACTCATAATCAAACCCAAATATATTATAACCGATAATAATATCCGGATTTTCTCGTTGTATCAACTGTTGCCAAGCAAGCAGTACTTCTTTTTCTGTATCATATGTTTCTAAAATACTATTTTCTGTTGGCAAATCAGAACAAGTGTTTAAAACAATACAATGGTTCATGAACGGTTCTTGCTCTCCATAGTTCATAAACGTAGAACCAATAAATGTCACCTTATCGCCTTCTAATTTTGGAAAGTTCGCATTTAATGAAATATTCAGTTCATTTAATTTCCCTTCTCTTTCAAATTTTTTATCACATAAAATATCTATTATCGTTGCTTGCTTATCCGAATAAGATTTAACGTAGTGTTTATATTCATCTTCTTCTTCGTCATGTCCCATTTTTTCAAACAGTGCCTCTAATGTAGTTGCTTGATTGAAGTCTGTTGTTTTAGTCAATGCCCTGACACGGGTCGAAAGCCATTTCTCACACAAACCCTCAACTTCTTTTTTTGAGGAGGGTGCCACCTTTGGATAAACTAAATCTATTTGGTCCATTGTTTCATAACCAAACGCAGCAAGAATAATTCTCTTTAAAATATTTTGGCATAACTCTTTTGTCATGTCTATTTTCAAATTTTCAAAATATTCTATAATATTTGTAGATAGCTTTTTATATGACTTTATTGGAACTGGAAAGTCACCATGACTACTACTTGCTTCAATATCAAAACTACAAATTTTATAAGGGACACGTGTTTCCTTGTCATTTAATGATATAATATTTTTATAGTTTATCAAATATTCATATGTACAGGTTGTTTTCTTAGCGTCGCCTTGTAATTCTATTGTTTTCTTTTTTGGCAAAGCAATCCATCCAGAAGGGCTTACATCTCTTATATGAAAGAAACGCAATAGAGGTGGAATGTTTGCTTCATATAATTTTGTATCAGTATTATAAAATTGGTAACCGTTAGGTAACAAACAATGCCCTTTTTCAGAATTATAGTCGTTGTACCACAAGTTCTTTACTTTATTAAAAGCAGCTATACTCGAAAATTCTAGCTTGATAAATTTGTGTTCTTTACCTCCGTCAAAACCGTATAGTTTTTTCCTTTTTATAATAATACACTCGGTAATAGATTTATCGTAGTATTTACCGATTTTATTTTTTATATGAGCAAGAAAGCTATCTTTTGTTTCAATAGTCCAACTATCATTTACCATAACATAAAAGAATGGTTTATAATTTTCGGCAATAATAGAGCAAGTCTCCCCCGTTTCGTTAACACCAAACATTTGTATCATAAAACAACCGCGGTCTTTAAAAACGTTTTTTTCGTCATCACTACTCGACTCATCCGAGTCTGCTTTTGTGTCATTATATACGTTAAAATCGAAAATTCTGAAAACATGTTCCATTGTTAATTATTATAGTGCTTTATATTTATCTTGTTTTATAAATTCATTTTTTTAAAATATGAATATATAAATTAAATGTACAATAAATCTTAGATTATCCGTTTGATTTATTATAGTTTATTTATGACGACCATATTTACAATGTTGTCTTTGAGAGAATCCTTTAGGTCTTCGACAGTTTATACTCCGTTTATATTTTAAAGACCATGTTCCTGCTTTTTTATTCTTTCTACTTCCATTCATTACTCTATTCATTACTCTATTCTTTCGGGTTTTTGTAATATTAGATTTAATTGAACCACCTTTTTGTCCTCTTGTTTTTAGCTCTATCCATTCAATAAAATTATCAACTTCTCTATCCTTATTTTTAACAGTGCTATCCTCAAAATCTTCTTCTGTTTTGCCTTTAATATATCGCATCGTTGGAAACCCTCTCGGTGATTTAGTTTTAACCTTATCAAGCAATGCCCTATCTATGTCAACAATAAAAATATTGTTATCACCTTTCAAGACTCTCATCACATTTTTTATTTTAGACCATTCTGGACGTGTAGAATTACAAGGCCCACAACCTTCCATATAAATCAATAAAAATATAGGTTTATTGTGAGTAATAGCATCATTCAATTCTTCTATGGGAGTTTTATTTGTTTTATAGTTTTTTTTGTCATAATTTTTAGTGTTAATTTGTAAAAAAACCATTTATATTTAATATCCAGAAAATAATTAACACATATATTTACAATTTTATCCTTATTAAATATATATGACACTACTTACATTTTTATCGATATTGGTTTTTTTAATAGGATTGTATTTTTACGCGAAATGTAGTGACCCTAAATATGAGGAAGGATTAACTAATAATAGTAACGCTCAACCAAGATGTCCTAATTTGCTAATTCAAAAAGGGTCCCAGTTTTTTTTATATAATTCGGCCGTGGCAAAGGTGCCTGGAGTTAATCCAGTTTCATTTGAAAATTTAGAAGATTATACAGAGTTCTTAGATTGGCAGAGAAGTCAAGGAATAAGATGTCCTGTTTTGTATTTACAGGAAACATATGACGCCCAAGGTAATCCTGTTTATAAGGTGCGCCCGAGTGTTTCTGAGCCACAAGGAGGTCTCCCTCCAAGTATTGCTAGTTCTTCAGGGAATACTATAATGGAAAGTTCATTAGGAAATCCTGATGCTCTAGCATATCCTAATCCTACACTTTTAGTTGATGCTACTAGAAATGACCCACCTTATAATAAAAATTCATTACCTTCTTATGACGAATCATCATATTATGTCGGAACTACCACGCCACTTGACATGATGAATATCGTACAACAAAAAGAAACGGTTAGTCCGAATGCTATGGACCCAAATTGGGGAGGGGCTGAATATACAAAATCATTAGTTGATAAGGGTTACTATGCGGGTAACGAAGTTAGTATTGCTGTACAATAATTAACCTCTAAATAAATATAAATTATATTTTATAAACTATATTTATTACTTGCTAGAATCAATAAATTTCATGATACTGTTAAGCGCTATTTTTGTTTGCCCTAATTCTTGAATCTTAACGAGTGACTCTTTCGGTTTTGTTGTATCTATAGTTAGTGCGGTTTGTAGCATTAAATTGCTAACTAAATCATCCAAATTTAAAATCACATTTTCGTAATCTGTTCTATACTTACTAATTAATAATTGGTCTTGAATTTTAATAACATTTAACTTTATATTTGCGGCATAAGCGGCTGCACCTCCTGCCACACCATTATTAGTAGAACTTGTTGATGATGAACTATCTGAAGAACCGTCAGTCATACCTTCTTTTGTATTCAGGGTAAAATGTCTAAATATTAAATAGGCTACAAAACAAATTGCTATTATTAATAACAAATTAAAAATATCTTGTTTCATTATATAATTAATATCAATATTTTAAAATTATGATTATAACAACTAGAATGTTAATTTTGTAAAAATTTTACAACATTGGCTATACTCGTTTTTGTGATTTTTCTAGATTGTCCTTTTGAATTAATATAACTAATATTATCCAAACACGTTTTGTTGGCTTCAATTTCTTTTATTAAATTAGGAAGGGTTTTATATTTTTCCATAATAGCTAAAGAAGTGACTGCGCTTACACCTGGGATTTGACAAAGCATAATTTCACCGATATTGCTAGTGGTAATATTTTCCTTTTTAATTTTTTTAATTACCGTTACATAGTCTTTATCTGATTGTTCTGGTTGCTCTGTTTGCGCTGTTTCTTCGGTTGCGGAACTTTCTGTACCACCAAGTTGTTCGTCCATTGTTAGAGACATCCGATTTTGATAAAAAGGTTTTTTTCCAGATACAATATTTTTCTCTAATTTATTCGCAACATTACAAATAAATAACGCAGTTTCTTCCATGTTAAATGTTCTCATAATAGAAAATCCTTTGTAATAATTAAGAGAGAACATCGCTGAATACAAAGTAAGTTTTTCCATTGAAGTATCCTTGAAACGATTTGCTTTGTTAACGTCTCCTTCTATAACATAATAAATATTATGATTATGTGTTGTCATACCATTTAGTCTATATGATTGTTCTTCATACCTACCATCTTTTATGCTTGATAACAAATCACTAATACTTTTTCTCTCAATAATAATCTTTTCTTCCGTTTCGTCGGATATTATAATATCTCCTAGCGGTAAATTTACACAATCAACTTTTAATTGTTTGAACGCAGGAATGAATAAAACTAATTGAGAGATGTGTTTTAAAAGTTCTTGTTCACGATTGTCTACCGTAATTTTCATTGGCATCTAATAATCTAATAAGTAAATTGTTATTAAATTATTTTATATAAATAATATTTAATACTTAGGTTAAAAAAATAGGTTAAATAACTTAACCCATATTTCCACCAATTGTAGCACGATATCCAGTCTTTTGGGTCTGGACTGTTCTGTTAGGAATACAGAAACGAGGGATTGTTTGGGGGGCACCAATCAACATAGTGTTACTTGATAAATACCAACCCACACGAGGAGCTAGACCGGATTTTTTATTTCCTCCACATACGTTTGTACGATTAACAATTGATGCTTGATTTCTAGCATTGCGTGAACCTGACATGTAAACCATTTTATATACTACAAAAATATTATATTTTATTTTTATGTTTACTTTAATTTAAATTAGTCTAAATATTTGAATATAAATCCACCGGCGGTCTTTTGTCTCTTTTTTAATGCACCTAAAATATTTGTATTGCTAATATTCAAAGCAATTGATGCTTCTTTAATTGAATTATATTTATTAACTTCATTCATTTCTAAATCAAATTGAATTATTTTTTTTGTATAATATTTTACAAAACCCATATTATGACTATGAATATTATTCTCTTCGCAAGTAACCCAATTTAAATTATCAAGATTATTATTAGTTTTATTTCCATCAATATGATTTACAAAAGGTTTATTTTCTAAATTTGGTATAAACATCATAGCTACTAATCTATGTATTGCGTATTTGTTATAGTTAATTCTTGTATATATATATCCACTATGGTGTATTTTATAGTTTTCCATAATAATATTTTTTTTATTTTTAATTCTTCCTAAAGATGATATAAAATAACCAGAATATATATTATCAAATATAATTTCTCTCCATTCTTCATTGTCTAAAATCATTTGTTCAACTCTTTTCCAATTAAAACCATATGATGTTCTATTATTTTTAACTGAAACACAAATAGTAGATTTAGCACTATTAAAATTTTTGCTTAACTTATTATTTACTAACCATTTTGCGGCGTCTTCCATTGAATCATATGTATCAATAATTTCATTTGTTTTTAAATTTAGTTTATGGATTTTTATATTTCTATTATTACAATTTTTAATTCCATAACTTCTATGGATACAATTTTCTTGGTGAGAATTCCATTCGAGATTATTAATATTGTTGTTTAATCCATTTTTATCTTTATGATTTACTTCTGTTTTATTGTCAGGATTAGGAATAAATGTTATACATAACAGTCTATGCACTCTAAATGATTTTCTAATTTTATTTTTATTAGTTAAACCAATAGAATAATAGTTTCCTTTTTTTGATAGTGTCAATAAATTATTAGTTATTATATTTCTTACATTTCCAAATGTACTAACTTCATAATTTTCATAACCTTCAATTTTTTTCCATATTTCGGTCTCCTCCATACTTACTATAGAAGGTATATCTTTATGTTAATTTATATCAATTTTATAAATAATATAAAGCTAAAGCAGTATAGTATCTAAATGACAGATTTCAAAATATCACACGACGACGATATTATTAAATCAGAAGATGGATTAATATTTAATCCGTATAATCCTCTAAATGTAAAGATTA